AATAGAGCTGATCAAGAAGATCATCACCGGGATCCAGGCCCTTGTTGAAGACGTCTTTGACATCATCCCTGAGCGCTTTGAGCTCTTCATATGTATCCTTATCGAACCTCTCGTAACGTGCCATGCGAGCACTGATTTCATTCAACACCTGATCGCGCTCGGACGCTTTCACGACCAACACATTACCCTGTTTCTCGAGAACCTTGGCGAGCTTTCCTTCGACGTTCAAGGCGCCGGTTCTTTCACCTGCACCATAGAAGGTTACCATGTTCTGTGCCTTGGCGGCCTTGCGAAGATCCTTCTCCGTGAGATTCAGGGCCTTGTTCATCTTTCTGAAACGTGGATCGTTATACGTGTCCGCTGCAATTTCATCGTACAGACGTTTCTTGCCGCTCGTGGGAACGACATTTGAAAGCTCTGCGAGAGCCTTATTCTTCGTGGTGAGAGCGATAATCTGAGCTCCTGAAGAAGACGCGTCCTGTTCCATTGCGAGAGCCGTCTTGTAAGACTTGAGAGCTGATAGGCTGTTAGGTCCATACTTACCACCTAAGTAGCGATCGATCTTAGCCACTTCCATCGCCAGCCGGTAGAACTTGGCAAGCTCTTCGCCATCCACTTTGGAGACCACATTGCTTTCGAGAATGGCACGCAGGTCTGCGGGCTTCCCTCGGAGCATTGCATTACCGATCTTGACCATCTCAGGACGCCACTTGGCTGCGATCTTTTGACGGCCTGTCTGAGTCAATGAATCGAAACTTTCTTCGAAGTAATCATGCAGACCACCGAGAAAGGAACCAATCTGATCATTGAGAGCTCCATAGCCTTCAATACCTAGGTTCTTCTCCACGGACGTATTCAGAAATGGACGGAAGGTCTCACCTGACTGCGGCGATATGAAACCACGGTCGTAAATACGCGCTCGATGGTCGAGGAACGGATGGTTGGAGAAAGCTTTATCACCTTTCCGAAGCCAGTCCATTGCCTTGACTCGCTCGTAGGCATCCGCGCGGGAGGCCAGGAACTTTCGGAACTCGTTTCGTTCATTATAGAATTGCGCCTTACCACGATCGTCCTGGAAATACAGAAGCTTGTCAATGAAGTCATAGAAGTCATTATCGACTTTATACTTGGCGTTGGAAGCCTGATTGAGGGCTTTCACCATATCTTTGTCGACGATGCTCTCCGGGAAATCACTGAAAGAGGAGGTCGAAGTGATGGGAATACGAGTGTCCTCATAGCCCAGTATGCCGCGATCCATCCAGTACGTCTTGTAGCCTTCACGGAACACAAGCCGATTCTTTCCCGTGGTCACGCCCACTCGGAGGCCCACATCAATCTTTCGATTTAGACGTGCGTATTCCTGAATACGCGGATCGGTCACACGAATGTTATACGAGATAGTGTCATAGTACGGACCGAAGTACCGTCCACCGACACGACTTCTCATACGTCGCTTCTGTGTACCGAAGGTCTCCACATCAAAGAACTTCTGATGACTCTGCAGGAGCTTATTACCAAGCTGATACCAGTCGTTACGACGGCCGTTTATGTTGGCCAAGTTGAAAAGATCACGACCCAGGGCGACCGCGAATGCATCACGATCAGGCATGTCCGCGAGGGACAGTCGATGTGCGAACCGCAGGTAGAACTGTTGGAGCTGACTGTCCGAGAGACGACTCAGGAAGGTCTTACCCTTCCACAGCCGAGGGATGTTCCTGTCGAACACATCACGCAGTTCCGAGGCGATCTTCGGAGCCACACGATCTTCCCAGCTGTTGCGCTTTCGGATGTTGTCAATGAAGTTGTCATGAAGCTCATCGAGCTGAACATGACCCAGGATCGGATCGATGTACGTGTCCTGAGCAAGCTTCTTGAGGAAGTCAGTGTCCTTGCGGATCTGAGTTTCAATACTGTCCGAGACGTTCATCACGTCGAACTTGATTTGACCCTGAATGACTGCCTTCGCGTTGTTCCAAGGGACACCGTTCTCACGATATCGACCAAAGATGACACGAAGATTGTCAGTGATGACTGCCCTCTGGTTCATACCGAGAGAACCGTCAAGACTGTTCACGAAGTTCTCGATGAACTCTTTATCGCGAGGTAACAGCTTGTCACTCTCACGCATCAGCCGCATATTGTTCTGGAATGTGTATGCGTTGGGCTGATACATACGAACATCCTGATAACGACCAGTGATCGGATTGAAGATCAATTGGTCTTCCCGAGGCGGACTCTGAAGAACACGACTCTTAACTTGCTTCTTGACACCCAAGAGGGTACCACGATAGTCAGTCAGTGAGAGCGTTCCGTCGAGTTCCGTGCCTTGGAGGATGAAGTAGTCTTTGAGCGTTTTGGCCATCGTCGAGTCGCGTATAAAGTCATCAGGAGATATTGCGCCCAACTGCATTGCGTCGAGCTTTTCCTTAGCCAAAGCGAAGCGACGTGTATCGTTGGGAAGTGTATAACCGCTATCGGACATGGCCCGTAGTTCACGTATACCAATGGAGTTTCCCTCATCGTTCGTGAACTGCTTGAGCTTGAGTTGACCTGATCGGAACAGATCAAGCTTCTGATAGTCTCCGATGTGCCGTAGTTGTACCGCCTTCTCTTGCCGCCGCAACCAGTCATCGTAGGATTCCCTCAGTGGAGTTTGCCCATCATAAAACGCTTTCATCTTTGGGGACAAGCCCTCAAGATTGCGTTTGCGAATGTAACCTGGTGCTTCAAGCTTGGCAAGGTCATCCCAGGACTTGAAGACGGGGACGGTCGTTGATCGGCAGTACCAATGGGCCGGTGGCAGATGCTCTCTATCAGTGGGAGGATAGACCGTTCCATCGCGATGCGCGCAGAGTTCCGACGTACGATTGTCGAGGACGGCGATGTATTGCCAGCCCGTGAGAGCTTTCTTATTCGCTTCATAGATACCTTGATCTACTTGAGATTGTGTACTCGTTATGGCGGTGACGACAAGCGTCCGGGCTTGATTTCGTGACACATTGAGACCGGATCGAGCGATCTCAGTCGCAATGTTATCCGCACTGTCCCCTGCGACGAGGCCACGACGGATGATCTGTTCCATGCGCACTCGCGCGCTTCTCTCGATGCTCTTCCAGTTGCCCTGGAGAGTCTTATTGCCGTAGAGAGGGCGATCGTTGACGATTGATGCTGGGAAAGCCTTCGGATTGTTTCCCACATTGATCACTCGTCCGAAAATCTTGTCGAGAGTACCGAACGTGTATGAGTTCTGATCTGTGGCGAAATCCAACAGACCCTTCTTACTCACACGAAAGGCTTCATCATATGCTCGGGAAATCTCTTGATCCACAGCTTCACGGAGCTTGGCAAAGCCCTTGTCCGTCTTGGAAGCACCGCGTACCAGGGTGTCCACTCGCTGCGCGTGTCCGTCTAGGACCACATTGACCTTTCCCGACAGGCGTCTCTCGTATAACCTGATCATCGCAGCTCTATCGATTGTTTTATCGTAGAGCTCTGTATTGGCATTAGCCATGATATGGCCGGGTAGTGACGGCGCCATTAGCACACATCAGTTCCTCCGGCCTTCCTCCTTACTTAAATGGGTTTAAACGCAATTGTTCCTCACTGAATCGCTACGGCAATTCAGGTCTTGATCAACGGTACTACGAACGTGATGATGCCCCACACGACGGCAACTGTCGCGGCAACACCAATGCCCATATAAATGAACTTGTCTACCTTGCCGTTGAGATCGTTGATTTGACCTTCCATCCCATCAATCTTCTCATTGGTTTTCTTGAGCTCTTCCAGTAGTGCCTTTTCCTGGGAGAGATGCTGGTCGAACCGCTGCATCAACAAGTCTACCTTGTGATCAATCTTGGTGTCTTCATTGACCATGACTGTTTCGAGGCGCACTATGCGATCACGGCTTTCGATCGATCTCTCGACCTGCCACTCAGTAGAACGTAAATGGTCTTCCAATCGAGTCTCAACGCTCTCGACGCGGATTGCCAGTTCGTTCATGTTACTTTGCGGCGCCATTTACTCGATCTGCGTAGTTATCACCCGCGCTGTCGGCTTCCGCCTTGGCTGCACGAGTCTTCATGAGCAGATCTTGATCATCCGTGATGTTCTTCTGGCCTTCTTCGTCGTCATAGTCAGCTGGGAGCAGTTCATTGCTCTTCAGCAGAATGAGCCACACGTTACGGGGAATGAGACCATTCTCATACCACTCCGTGGCGAGTCTGAGCCAGTCGGCTCCCATGGGTACATTGGAAAGATCGTCTGCAAGGGTCAGTTTGACATCCGCAGTGGTGATCTTGGCGTTGTAACGCCAATTGACCAAGAACGCAATTACTTGGCGCATCGTGTTGGTAACACGATTGGAGAGCGAAGACAGCTGTACTGACTGTGCAGCGTTCTTGATCTCCAGGGCAACACCACTCTGATCTTTGTCAGGCGCCAAGATACGAACACCCATGCGAGCGAGCTCTTCGAATCCCGCAGCGATGGCGCGATCCATATCCGCAAGTGCGGCCGTGGGCGTTTCGAGCACTGTTGCCTTGTCGTTCACACCGATCTTCAACCACGAACCCAGACCCTTAGCGACGATCGCTTCGAAGTCCTCGTCTTTCATGTCCGAGGCGATGATCGGAGTGTACGTCGCAGCACCATACAACAGATGATTCCGTCGGGAGATCTTGTTGTACAGAGCGACTTCCTTGTCGACGAACGCGGACAACATCGGAATGACACAATCAACCGAGCCATTGGAGGGCCAGGCGGGAATGTACTCCAGACGTGCACCATTGAACAGAGGCTGAATGGGTTCACCATCCATCTCATATTTCGCGCCGGAAGCCTGGGTCTGCTGCTGTTGACCATTCACGATCGGCACGTTGGTGGCGTCCGCCTTCTCTTTGAAGACACTGACTTGGTACAGACCATCGACGAGCTCGTGGACCCACACGGTATTCGTCAGAATAGGATGCCACGGGCTCTCCGCATCATAACGCTCAGTGGTGCCCTTGATGATGAGCATGGACAGTTCGCGTGAACCATTGGGCATATCTGTCATACGCCAGTTGACAATGTCCTCAGCACGATAGTGAATGGGATAGGGCTGATACTTCTTGAAGTCTTCCTGAGTCAGCTTATCGGGATTCTCGATCTTGGGATAATCGCAGACAATCCATGAGCGTGAAGTCTGAGCTTCTTCCCACAGAATATCACCCAGGAATGAGGTCAGAGGACTGTCGTCCTTACCGATCTCATTGAGAATCCACTCAGTGGCCTCTTGCGGCACATTCGCGATCTCGACCGTGGGTTGCTTGCGCAGTAAACCATTGACAAGCATCTTACCGAACTGCTGGGTCACACCAGGAAGCTCGGCCTCAGCCTTGTAGAAGTTGTACTGCGTCTGCGTCATGTATCCCGAGAACGGGATCAATAAGTTCGTGAAGGTCGCGTTATCGATGATAGCGTCGAAGTCCTTCACAGTCTGCTCACCGTTGCAAACCGCGCGACAGCGCCTCCATACGGCCCTCATAGAGTCGTAGGAGGCGTTGCTGTCCGCCACGGTTCTCACCCTGGTGAGAGCCGCATTGGTTGTGGTCATTAGACGTTCGGCTTCCAGTGCAACCCACCATAGCAGCGGGGATCGCCTTCGCGATACACACTACCCTGGTTAAAGGGCGAACCGTAGTCGGGGAACACCGTCAGGTTGACCATCCCGTCGCCCCAGTCACGAGTGACTATGGCAGGGTGTTCGTTGATACCGTTCGACATGTGACCAACGAAGATCACAGTCGTTCCGCGTAGTGCCATGTATTACTCCGCCAGGTACTTGGTGAAACCCTTTGTCGAGCCCGTATACACGAGATCGCGATACACAGCCTGAATACCATCGCCGTGAGCCTGAATATCCCACTCGGCGGGGATACGGGACTTCACGGTCTTGGACACAGGGACTCCGGCCTTGGCGGCAGCCGCAGCTTTCGCTTCAGCATCGAGCTTCGCCTGCTCCTGAGCTTTCTGCTTCTGTTCCGCTTCCTGGGCCAGCCGAGCCGCTTCCTCTTCTGCTGCCTTCTTGGCTGCCATGAGGGCTTCAGCATTGGGCGCATTGATCGGCGTATTGATCGTGGACATTTAAAACCTCTCACTTCTGACAACTGTAACGCCACCACGTTTGATTGGGTAACGGTGTTCGGTGGCGTATCGAATACCATCACTAAAGTGTTCTACACCTTCGCTTTTATCGATCTGAGCTGTGTCTGGATTCTTATTCACCCACTTGGTACGCTCCATCGAGATGATGGTGCGCGTGCATCGTGGATGAAAGAACATGGAAACGTCTCCGGCTGCGGTCATCAGCTTCCTATTGACAGCTTTAACACTATCAACAATAGGAGGAGCCGCTGCATGCGCAATGACTTTAATGCCATTGGATTCCAATATGGCGAAGTCCGTGACACCGACAGGTGCTGAAGTCTTTCGACTGTTACCCGAGGGGTCGGGATAGCACACTATATCATGTCCAGGGTATTTCGCCTTGACGGCTATGGCGAGGTTCTCTGTATCAGGCGAGCCGTGCATCTCATCAAGGAAATGCATCTGACCACCACGATCGCCAAAGAAAGAAGCCGCCATGACACCGACGTTGAAGTCCAGGGCCATATACACAATCTCACCCTTCTGTTTGACCTCACCATTGAGACCGAAGACAGGCGGGAGAAATTCAGGTAGATCCTTCTGAACATGGATATTACGCTTGAACCCGTAGAACACATTGTTACCCGACTCAGCGAAGGATGCCAGGTACTCTGATGCGAACTCAATGGGGTCCATGCGATGGCGCAACTTCTCGATTTCCTCAGGATCCAACAAAGGACTCTTAGTGTAATCGAACTGATGGCTTCTCCATGCAGCATCCACCTCTTGGTAGTTGAAGAAGTCATAGAAATCATTGTACCCATCAGGCGTGGAGATAAAGAGAGCCCGGCCAGGATGCTTGGATCCCACCTCGGCAGCCCTCTTCTTACCCCATCGAGTCTTGATTGCAGGCTCGATGACACCCTCCCATGCTTCCTTGGGAGTCAGTCGCTTATAACAGCTGCTGACCTCGTCCCAGACTACGAAATATGCGCCTTTACCGCGCATTCTCTCCACAGCTTCGTAAGAGAGCAGACGTAGTTCCACATTCTTCTCGAAGACAAAGCGTCCGAGATCACGTGAGGAAGCGAGAGCATAGTGCTCCAGACCTAAATCATAATTGAGTAGCGGATAGTAGATATCCGTCACCTGGTCGTACGTGGGAGCAATGATGTAAACAACTTTATTGGGAACCCACTCGGGAAGTTCTAAGAGCTCGAATACCGCAGTCGATGCAGCGGTTCCCGCGAGGTAGGACTTGCCCCATCCGCGCGAACAACACACGACTTCGTTCGTGGCTACACAATCTACAAATAATTCTCGGTAGATTTTGGATTGCCCTGCATGAAGATTAATTGCCATCTGGCTCGTGTTCGATGACACGCCCGCCATTGATGATGAAGGTATCGCCCTCAGGCGTCAAGTTGACAACCATTGGAGGAGCGGGAGGTCTCGTGGGGTCAACACCCTCAGGTACACGAGAATAACCATAGCGAGTAAGATCAGAGCCAATCTTGATCATCTTGTCATAGCACGACAAGTGAGCTTCATGGTTGTAGGCTCGAGGTTTGCCCGAGGCCAGCAGAGTGATAACTTTGCCATCACGGATGTTCTCCCAGAAAATAACTTCCTGCGAGAGCTTCTCATAGAGGTTCACGAGATTGCCGATCGGGTCGAATCCAAGAGCCTGAAGACGATCAGGACCTCTCTTGAACTTATTACCGACGGGAATCACCCTGAGTGCGTAGTTGGGCTGTTTTATCTCATCTTCCATCTCTGTCACATGTTGTGATGGGTTAATGCAACATGGAGATGCACGTTGTGTGTCATTAACATTAAACCCGCAGTGGGTCCGTCGGGTTAACGACGCAACTTCCACGCGGGTGAGCCACGAGGGATTAGCTCGGGCGGAATAACCTATTGACACAACCACCATTAACACATATACTTTTCCGGTTGGACCGAGTGAGCACATGAGTTTGTATCGTCCGCCATTAATGGGACTTTAGATACACTATTAATGTTTCAAAATTACAGGCCTTAATTGTGTCCTAGGTCTGTCCTAGGACTTCTTAGACTTTTATTTAGGATTTATTTATGTGTCCATTTTACTCTAGACACTTTCCAAACCTCATTCAAACCGGCATGCGCCTTTCTTCAGACTGTCCTTACTAATTCATCTGATCTGTAATCTCGCTTACCATTCTCGATGTTAATCGTAATAGCTCACCAGATAGTCAATTCACGTGAAGAGAGTGTCCTCAGAGGGACTCTTCGTTAATTTAACAGTTAGGGTAAGGTAAGGTAGGTCAATGGCATAGGGTCACCGAAGGGCCTTATCTCCCACTGGCCAATGAAAAAAAAAAAATAAGAGATCTCCCTCCCACCAACCCGTTAGGGCTGATGAGAGGGAGTGTTCAATGGAACTTAAGGGAGCGACATTCGTATTCTTTCTTACCGTCGTCCATACATTGTTTCAGTAGACGATGTTTATCTTTAGATTCAATGTAAGAGGCAGCGAAAGCTATACCTAGGACGGTGCCTACTAGGACCAGTGCGATGATGAGTTCTTTATGCCAGGACCACGTCTCACGCGCATATTCAAGGTAGCGCGTAAGACGATCACGCCACAGATCACCGGAGGAATCAGCAGGAGTAGCCATTTCATGACGCGCCGTCTCGGCGACCCACCTCATAGGCTTCCATGAGAGCATCAGCAATCCAGCTGAGATCTCGATGGAACTTAACGTCTTCAGGTTCCATGGCATCACTTTGTAGTGTTGACACACCGTCCACTGTGATGCGCAGATAGGAGGCATTCTCCTTACCCCACCCATTGTCGGAGATATGTCGTGTCTCCTGTTCTTGTAGGTCCTGGAAGGACAAGGTCTCGACTTTGTAACTCATGGTAGTGTCATTACCCTTTGATGTATGCTTGCCAGCAACGAGGCTTGCTCTCTGGTCAGTGGCAGGTCAAGTTGATGTAATCTTTCGGTCTCTCGTTTGAGCTCATGAAGGGTGAGGCAGAGTCGCTTGATCTGCATCTCGTCGTAAGCTGCGATTTTCTCACGAAACCGCCTCACCCACACTTCTTCATCCACGTTGGACTGGAGCTTGAGAATACGGAAAGGTGATGTCCGTCCTCTCCACAACGAGAGATCCGTCGGACATTATCATGCGCTTCCCGCTCAGGTCATGTGCCTTACCGTTCTCTCGGAAGACACTTGAGAGTCTCCGATTCTGTTCCACACCATCAGCGATCTGGAACCACTCATCCGCCTCTCCTGTGAGTGGCGAGAGAATCTCCATGTTGGCCAGCTGTCGGAACAGTCCCAGCACGTATGGGGCAGTGGTCTCTGTGTGACCCTGATCTGAGAACACATCGAGTAGCTCCATCACATGGAGCATCATGAGGTTCTGCGCATTGGGCGCATCGAGCTTCCAACGCCATCCGATTTTCTCGAACTCGTTCATGGCGTGTATGAGCAATGGATTCATGACGATTACCTGTCGTTCGTCATGCTCCGCACCACAATGGTGCTTCCAGTGGAAACTCTCCACTTGCTTCATTCGCTCCAGACCTTTGCAGCGGCCGCAGTAGGGCGCATAGCGAGCATCCTCCGCATGGTTTCGGGTCACCGTGAGGTCCCTGGCCTTGCGGAGGTTGATCAACAGTCCGCCCGTCGATCGCATCATCGTCATGTTCTCAACCTCTCGTAGTCTTCTTCAGTTGTGTAACCGGCCCAGTCAGGGCTGTTCTCGGGCTCTCGAAATGGCAGATGCGCGAAGAGAGTGCTCTCGTCGTCAAGGAACTGCCACATGACAGGGCCTCGTGGGAATACCACCACAACCACGTTGTGATGTTCACCATTCCAGAACTTGTTGGTTCTGTATGACGGGAACTCTCGAGACAGTACTGCGATGACTCGATTGCGTTCTTTCATAAGGTTCGCCATTTGAACCTCGTGATTGAATGTGTCATCCACCATGTCCCAATACAGCTGTCTGTAGATGGCCACGCTCATCCGATCATATGAGACGCCGGCCACCCTTGCGAGTGCGTCCACTTCTGCACTGTGGGCGCCCAACTCCAGCATGTTCCGATATGCTTGTAATTGTTCCTTCGATGTCCTTTTCACAGTGAGCGTCAGAAGCTGAAGCACCTCCGGATCTTCCATCGGTGTTTCCACGATGGTTCCCTTGGGTGGCTTCATCTCGACGATGGGCCGAAACAGTGCCTTGCCTTCTTTCCAGAGGTTGTTCACCTCATGAACGGCAGAGTCCACCATTCGTTTCACTTCGGGGTTATTTTCGATCAGAGTGCTCAACATAATGCCTCAACTTAAAAATTTGTGGATGGTCTTTGCGAGGTCCTTTGTTTCTGCGGTTATGTAAGACAAGCCGAGCCCTCGCTGACGGCTGTCTGCACGAACCACATATTTCTTTCTTAGGAATTCTTCGATCTTCTCGGCACTTGGAATCTGAGTCATCTCCTTATCCCAGTGCTCTTCAACCCGTTTTGCGAGATCGGCCACTTCCTTCACACTTCTTTCTGCCAGTTTAATGTGCAACAGGAGAATAGCTGTGCGAAGCGCCTCAGGCGAGGCGTCACGTAGTGCGAGTTGAAGTAGAGGTTGAGAGGCCTCAAAGGTCTTGGTCAGAATGATCGTCTGAGCATTCAGCTCTTCCAGTTGAATGATACGTTCATTGGCACGTTCCAAGGCCGTTTCAAGTTCATTTCGAGTCATGATTGTTTACGTTCCTGGTTCGGTCCCAGATTGTTACCCACACCGTGTAGTTCATTGCGGTACTTCGTGATGGTGTCACGCAGCTGCAGATCCTGCTTCGGTCCGGGAGCCCTCAGAGCGATCTTGCTCAGTTCGTCCAGGAGACTCAGATAAAGCCCCATGTAACGATCGACACGCTCGCCTGTGTTAGGAATGAACTGCACAGCACGATCATCCCAGATTTCCCACATCTGGAAATCTTTGTCCGAAGTCACCGGGAGGCGTTTCCCGAAGTGCTTCTCGGTCCAGTCTTGGATCGCATTCGTGATTCGCTCGATCGACTCGGGAACACCATTGTTGTTCTTTGAGACACGAGCCGTGAAGATACGAACGTCGATACCCTCTTCGATCAGCTTCTTGACTGCGATGGCGACGGGCGGGATTGGTTCTCCCACCACGGTCGCACCCTGCCAGCCATCATAGAAAGAGAGTGTCCTGTCGAGATCCACACCGATCCAGCCGCTCACTTGCGGCACCATACATCGTTGATCATGAAGCGGTTGTTAACGAGAACACCGCACTTGAGACAATAGGCCATTCGGTTTCCTATACATGTATTGATCTTTCGTGTCAAAGCGAAAGCCATATCGCTCATACCACGCTGTCAAGTCCTCATTCGTCATGTCGCCGGATGAGCTCACTGCGAGACGAAGATAGACACCCATTTGATCTGCTTGATCGGTCAGTTGTTTAAGGAGGGAACGTCCATGTCCCTTACCACGGTGCGGCGCAGGCACATTGATCCTGTTGATCTCGTAGAGAAACTCACCCATCCGAGTGACGTCCGCTATCGCGAGATGTACAGGACTCAACTCTATATGCGCACCTTTCATTTGGAGTAGTAAATCCAGGCAGGTTCGATGGTGCAAGTCATGTATTCAGCCAGATTGATTGTACTGAATCGAAACCCACGAACGAAACTTCCGTCACCATTTCCATGGGGACCGTAGTCGGACGCAGATAGCCACCCTCGCGCCATATCACTCAAAAAAGCAGTGGTCATTTTACATGGAAATGGATGATTACCATCGTCCCCGTTCCAATAGAAGATCAAAGTCTTACTATCAGCACGCCAATGGGTGATGTCGTCATCCAGCATCTCGAACAGATGATTGAGATGCACCCACTTATCCGATTCGACGTCGATCTTCGGATTCATGGGAGCTCCTCGATTAACCTTTCCAGGTTCTTCACTTGTTCGTGCTGATGACGCGTCAGTGGAGTATTCGAGAAGTTACACCGCTCCAGCGTGTTCTGGATCTCATCGATGCGATTCAGAAGCTCCCAGATACTCATGTCCATCGTGTATCTCATCTTGAACAACGCGAGACGGCGCTCACGCTGTTGCTGCTCCACCTCTTCAGCGTGGGCTTTCTGACCTGAACTCATGCCGCGTCTCCCATATGGATAAGGTTCGTTACCAGATGAATCCTAGACCGTCGTTCCGTCACATCAAGTTCCTTAGCTCGCAGCTCCCGTTGTTTCGTTGACTGAAGGTTCTTGATGGCCTCCAGATGTTCGATCACGGTCATGTCTGCTTTGTCCACCATAATCTGCTTCGCACGTGGCACCACATTGAAGATGTTGAAATCCTCAATGTTCTTGACCGGTACGTTGGCGATTGTTGGTGTCATACAGACGGGATTGAATCGCTCGAAATCCACTTCCACGAACTTACTCTCGAGCCTCCGCGCAAGAGCAACCATCTTGAATGTGGGTAACATCGAATACCCATGTTGCATATTCTGCAACTTAGGAATATGTCGAGCGTTCGTCAGACCATAAAGCTCATAATCTTTATGGTAGAGCGCAAGCTTATATGCATCACTCATTGGTTCATAGTCAACAGCAAATGACCAACCATGACGCTGTAACATGACTGTGTCGGAAGTCCAGCCAGCCCACTCCACTGTGATGGGCTGACTTTTGAAAGCTGGGTTAGTTACCCTGTACGATTGCGAGTTCAAGGTCTCGAATCTCGCGATCGATATTAGCCACGACGACCTTGGCAGCCTCGAGTTCACGAAGCTTGGCCTTGAGCCGGCTCACGTCTTTGGCCATCTTCTCGTCAGCGATCTCTTGCTTGGCCTTCGCAATGGCGGCCTGGGCAACGGTTTCTGCAGGCATTACTTTCTCTCCAGAATGATTTTGATACGGAACGGAAGATGCCACCATTTCTTCTTGAGGATCTTTTGTTTGGCCTCTCGAACGGCGGCACTGAACGCCTCTTGGCGAAGTTGTCTGTGGGCTTCTTCTTGGACTGCTTTCAGGTTAACTGGGTGACGTTCCAAGAGCGATCTCCTTGGACGCCAGCTTTGCGTAGCCGGCGATGTCATCCCAGTGATCCGCGAATCCGGGATCACCACACAGCACACGAGACAGCTTGTGGCAGATCATTTCGATGACCGTCACTTGGACTGCTGTGTGTGTATTCGGGCCCATGTATTCGCGACAGATGTTCTTGAGGCTCTGATCGATCGCGAACTGAACTCGGAAATCGCCATGACTCTTCGCACGGTCGAGCAGAAGAGCATTCGTGTCTTGTGTCATTTGAACCTCGGTTTGTGAGCGTCCTTCTCGCGGATCTTGTCCGCGTTGTTCCAGGCACGCATGAATTCCACCTCAGCTGCCACATCCATGTCCACATCGAGACATGCGAGTAGCGCGGCCAGTGTCACCATGACACCGCCAGCTTCCTGAGGAATGAATCCGCTCTTGCGGGAGAACACATACGAGACGATTCGATGAGCTTCTTCTTCAGTACAGTGGTTCGCCTGCACCAGTTCCACCGCCTCTTCCAGAAATCGATGATTCCGGATATCCTTGTCTTCCATCGATTCCCGGCCGAGGACACTCGTAACCCACTCTCTGACATGTCGTTGAAAGACGTTCACAGGTAAACGTCCGCGCCGACGCGGTTGGACACCTCGTTGAACTTATTGCGGGTGGCCTCACCCAGATTGATTCCGAATCTGTCCGCGAGCAGATCCAAGTACGTCTGATTGTCACCGAGCTCTTTCTTGATCCGCTCAATGATCATATTGAATTCATCCCCACGCCGCATCTTCTTGACGCTGTCGCAGAGCTTGAGGAAGTTACCGATCTCGATAAGGAGCTCGCCGAACTCTCCCGCCATGGCGTTGCTCCAGTCGGTCTGGGTCCAGTTCTGATCGTTCACCAGAACACCTTGACCGTTGCGATACTGCAGGGCACGTTCTTTGTTCGCCTTGCGGAGCTCGTTGAACGTAAGACCCGAGTGTCTCATGTAGTTCAGTGCGTTTGTCATCACTTGTCGTGCGAGCTCGTCAGTCGTGTCACTGATACGAGCTTCCAGGCCTTTCATCACATCTTGACGCTTCACATACACCTCGTAATATCATACCACCACCGTGCCCACCGTGGCACCCAGGCTTCGCACCAGTCCGTCAGAGTTCGATCGAATTCGTTAATGATATTGAGGTAGTCGTTCTTATGAATCTTACGAGTCAGATAGTACTCCATCTTAACGTATCGCCAGCCGAGTGTCAATTCCAGATACTCGCCGGTGAAATCGTCTTTGACCACGTAATGGAGATTGGGCTCTTTCCACTCATCAATAATGATCGTCTCATAGAGAGATAATGCCCGATCAGGATTGTCCATTATATACTGCACACAATTGCTGTGGCATTGATAATTGAACATTCCTTTCACGGGCACCACTGTGATCATTTCGTGACGAGCCCGGATGTGCCTATTCAGGCGGTCATGCACCTTCCGGAGCAGCGTCTTACGGCTCACTTCTTTTTCTTTGCCTTCTTCGTTGGCTTCTTGATGAAAGCGCCGTTCTGGTAGACACCCACGGCCTTGAGCACATACAGTGTGGCTTGGGGATTCCGGTCGAGCAATGCACGGACTTCCTTTTCAGCATCCGCCTGACTCTTGTGATGACCACGACAGGTCACGACCACGAAGAACTCTTCCGTCACGTCGACCTCTTTGGCTTGTTCGTCCATACCATCCTTTCCGAATGTGTTGATTTTTGCCGCAATCAGTTGATCAGCACTGATTGACATGTGCCCGTCCAGAACATAAACGACTTCTTCAGGTCGTCCTTCCCAGACCTTTCGCACGAGCTCTTTCGAGTATCCCGACGGTTGTAAGCGAATCCGATGAATGGCACAATCTGATGTGTCCACCACATCCGTCGGATTCGCGATGTTCCAGAGAAAATGCGCACGCTCTCTGAGAGCAGGCAGTGGCATTCCTAGGAACAACTTCAGTTGTTCATCACTGTCACGCCGTCGTAACAGCTTGATCAGTTGAAGATCCTTTGACCGCGACCACTGAAGCATTGATGGGGGCGAAGAAGGCGGCCACATAGCTTCCAGTGCCTTGTCCAGGTATTCCGGTTCAGAGTAAGCCAGTCGATCAAATGCAACAAGACTCTCCGAACATGATGTCTTCGGCCACAACGCTCTGTAGATCTCGAAGGCACGACAATAAACACCGACCTTCGTGATTCCCAGCTGCTCCGCGATGAAGTCAGCTGAATGTTTGTGGGCTATCCTTGTTAGGAGTTGTCGATCCTTCTCCTTCGTCCATTCCGTCAACTGTCACCTCGATTCCGTTTTCAC